CAATCCTTCGTTTCTTTCTCAGTTTTTAACAGAAATAAATGATTCTAAATCTGAAGGATTCCGGCCAAAATATAAGATTTCGATTAACGGAGTTGAGAATTATTTTGCTTTACAAACTATTACGACAGACGGGATGACTGCCGAATTACAATTAATACTTCTATAACATGGCTGATGAAAAAGATAAAACACTAGGGTTTTCGGTTCAGATTAACGGAGTCTCAAATGAAGCAGATCAATTAGCAAAGATTACTTTAGAGGTTGCTAAACTGACAAAGGCGAAGAATGATTTACTAAAAGCCTACAAAGATGGGTATCTATCCGAAACACAGGCTATACAAAGCCTATCTGCACTAACAAGGGAATTAAATACCCAAAAAGATGCTCAAACTGAATTAAAGAAAGTCGTTGATTCTGCCCCGGATTCACTTCAAAGGATGCGAGCGTTGTTAATTCAATTAAAAGATGAATACGCTAACGGTAGTGCATCACTAAGAACACAATTAACACCAGAAATAAATAAATTAACTACTCAGATAAATACTGCCGAACAGGCTATTGGTGTTCATACTCGTGGGGTTGGTAATTACGCAAATTCTATTAAGTCGGCAATTGGAACGATGGCTGGTATTGCTGCTCCTGCCACTGCTGCTGCTTTTGCCCTTAATGGTCTTAAAAATGCTTTTGCTGGAACTGAGGCAGGGGCAAATCTATTAGGTCGTGCAAAACTTCAGATGACAGCTTTCTTTGATGCCATTGTCGAGGGTAAATGGAGATATGCCTTTGGTAATGAACTACCGAAGGATATAAAAGTAGCCGCTGATTTAATGGATAAGGTTCGTATTGATGAACGTGCTGAACTTGTATATGTTTCTGATAAAGAATATAAAATAAATGAGTTAAGAATTGCTGCTAAAAAACTATTGAATGACTCGGTTGGACAAGTTAAATTATTAGCGGAGGCCGAAGAATTAGAAACACAGAAGATAAACGCACAAGTATTATATAAAAGCGAGGAATTAGATTATGTTAAGCAAATATTGGCTAAAGACCCTCAGAATACTGCTATGCTTAACAAGCAGGCACAATTGCAAGTAGATATAAATAATATTCTTGGTGAGCGTTCATTGAGACTTGCTTCGCAAGAAATAACGGCTCAAAAAGCAATAAACGCAGAACTTGATAAGACACTTTCTAAATCAGAAGAGATTGCTTTAAAGGCAAAGATCGCCATTGATAAAGGACTAGATACTACAAAATCAAATCCTTTAATGGTCAATCCATTAAACTGGACTGTCTCTGATGAGGTTGCAAAGGTAAATTATAGTAACCAGGTTAAAAAGGGTCTTGATGATATTGCAAATTTAGCCGATAAGGCTGACATTGGATTAGAAACAAGACAAAGGAAATTCTATAAAGATGAACTTAAGGTTGATAAATTACAACAGGATATGAAGTTACAGATTGCTCAGGATTCTGTTAATTTATTAAATGGTGTCTTGGAAACATTATTTAGTAAAAGTAAACTTGTTCAGGCTACTGAATTGGTTGCTGAAAAAGCTCTTGCAATTGCTCAAATTATCATCCATACACAAGAAGCTAATGCAGCCATGACAGCATGGGGAGCAACTTATGCTATTCCAACGGCTGGAGCAAGTATAGCATTTGCAACAGCAATGAATGTCAAAAACAAAATATCTGAAGGAATAAGTATTGCTGCTGTAATTGCCGCTACGGCTGCCGGATTAATTAGTATCGGTGCAGGAAAAGCAAAAGGTGGTCGTATAACTTCCGGGTATCATGTTAACACCGGAACTGCGGATGATACTTTGATTGTTGCAAACAAAACCGAGACAGTTCTTACTCGTGATCATGTTGCCCGTCTAGGAGGTTCAGGTGTCATGCGGCAGATTGGTGTTCCTGGTTATGCAATGGGCGGTTATGTTGGTTCACAGACTCCTCATATCGCTCCGGCTGGATTTAATACCGCAGAACTGGAACGAGTATTCTCAAATAGAATAGACAGGATGGAAGTAATATTAAATGTTAATAAGGTACGATCCGCCTCGCATGAACTTGACATTATCAATACTACCAATAAGTTATGAACATAAAACAGGCAACTGCTAAGTTACTTGAGGATGAGTTTAAGGTTGATCCGCAGACAACTAATATTTTGTTTGATAATGGTATTCTTGATTTTAAAGAATGTCGTGATTTGCTTATAAAGACAGAATACGTAAAAAAAGCTGAACCAAAGGAAAGACAGCGATTAAAAGAAAAGCTGGCTAATCGTTACTGTATCTCAGTTTGTTTGGTTGAAAAAATACTCTCAAAAAATTTATAAAAAGTGTATTAAAAACACATTTACTATTGCTATAATTTTACATTTTATAGTTATAACTAAAATGTAAATAACATGGCATTAGCTATTTTTACACAAGTTTGCGCCAAAAACGTTTCCGGAGCATCCAAAATCCTCATATCTGATAAAGCAACTGTGACAGCAGTTACGATCACAGCAGGTGAGGTTTCTGCTATCACCGGATCGAATGCTTTTATGAAGATTGATTCTATACAGGATTCTCTTCAATGGAAGCAGGAAGAAAGTGCAGTAGGTCTTTATAATGCAGAAATAAAGAATACTATTGACTTTAATGTTTTGCCTCCTTCAAAAACTACAAACGTACTTCTTCAGGCTTTACTGGACGGTTCGCCATGTGGTTTTTATGCTATTATAATTGATAGCAATGGTATTTGCTGGCTCGTTGGTCATAATGCCACAGACCCTCTAGGAAGCAGGCCGTTAAGATCTACAAAGATTTCACACGACACCGGAAAAGGACTTGCAGTTGCCGAAGGTAATCAGGTAGCAATTGAATTATCAAATGATTGCAGTGGACTTGCAATTCCTTTCAATGCTGCATTAATCGCCGCAATTGTCGCTGGAACTGAATCAACATTCTGTAAATGGAGTTAATTATGGCAGCAAAACTTAAAGTTAGAAACGAACATCTGGACTCCGAAGTACATTATGCATGGAACGGCTCCAGTTATAAGGTAATCTTGAAAGATGCACCACAGGAACAACTCGCAATCCTTAAGGAATTAGGGATGGATATATTTGAGAAAGACAAAAAAGAACAATAACCGGAACGGGGAATTACCCCTAACCTTAATCAAGAAAGGAAACGGTTATGTTAGAGAAATCATTTTATTCTTTATCTGAATTTTTTGCCAGGCAAGCGGGTTATTATCGCACTCCGAATGTTATTCATTACAACGAATACCTGATTGATCAACCCGCATGGTTGGTGATGTCAAATGTTCACGACTACCGTCAGGCAGTTGCTGAAAATCCTGTTTTATATGGTTGTATTGACATTCTGGCCTCGGCTGCCTCTAATGGTAAGAAATATCTTGTTGATCTTAATGGCAAAGAAGTTCCCTGGACTTCAGGCAAGACAGGCGTTAAACAAGCTAGAAAGTTATTTGTTGACCGGCCAAATCCCTTACAGTCAGTTAAAGAGTTCAGTTATGAACGTGCCTATATGTATTACACGTTTGGTAATAATTATGTTTATCTGAATAATCCCTTAAGGACTTTCGATACTGATCTTCTGAATGTTTTAACGATGTACAATCTTCCCTCCGAGTGGACTATCGTCAAACAGACAGGAATGATTTATGACCAGGTTGATCTGAAGGGCATTATTGCGATGTACTGTCTTACAAATTACAACCCTGTAAAAGAGTTTACTCCCGATAAGATCGTTCATTTTAATGATATAAATATCTCAAATGTCGGTAACTCTATTGTTGGTTCTTCACGTTTGGAAACTTTGAAAATGCCTATCACTAACACTCAACTGGCTTTCGAGGCAATGAATGTGATACTCAAGAGTCGTGGCATGCAAGGTATCATTAAAGCAAATAACAAAGATGCTACCGGCACACAGATTCCAATGAGTGTAGCTTCGAAAAAAGAGATTGACGATACTTTCAAAGTTAAGTACGGTATTCAGCGGGATCAGAATCAATTCCTGATAAGCTATTCGGATATTGACTACATCAAAACAATAATGAACTCCAAAGAGCTTGGTATTTATGAGGAGTTTTCAAATAACGCAATGATCATTTCAAATGGTCTGAAAGTACCTACCGAGTTATATAAGACTTATATAGAAGGTGCAACATTTGAGAATCAAATACAGGCTGTAAGAAGACTTTACCAGGATAATATCATACCTCATACCGAGAATGATGATCAGTACTGGACTGAACGGTTAGGGATGCGGAACTACGGACTGGAACTCAAAACTGACTGGTCACATATCCCTGCACTTCAGGAAGCATTTAAAGAAAAGGCTGTTGCGCTACTTTCTACTTCACGTGCTGCTGATCTGGCTTATAATGCCAACATAATAACATGGAACGATTATTTAAGGGCAATGGACATGGATCCCGTGCCTGACGGTGACAGGTATAAATATCAAAGGACTGAAATACCGGTTGTTGATCTTGCACCTGTTGCGCCGGTAAAAGAACCACCACAAATTTAAAGTTATGGAACCAAAAGATAAAAAGAAGTTGACAAAAGAGCAGATTAAGAAACTGCGTAAACTTAAACAGAAGCAGATTGATGATCGGGAACTTATAAAGAAATAAGGCAATGGAACACTATGGGAACATGAAATTTGCGACAAAAAAAGAACTTTTTAAGTTCATGTCAGACAATAAGGATAAGTTAATTGCTCAGAAAAAGGCAGTTAAAAAAGAAGTTGATTGTGCTGTTGCTGTTAAACCTATTTTTGTAATTGATCCTAAATCTTCTGTTATAAAACAAATGAACGGCAGTATGATGGATTTGGCTAATCTTAAATCATTAAAAGTTGTTTGTGTAATCAATACTACTAATTTTCTGGATTCTCACATGGATGTTCATATTCCCGGTTTGTGGACTAAATCGCTTCAGGATAACAAGATGATAATGCACCTTCAGGAACACAACATGCAATTTAATAAAATTATTTCTGACGGAGATAACCTGAAAGCATATACAAAACGATTTAAATGGTCAGAACTTGGTTTTTCATACCAGGGAGAGACCGAAGCGTTAATGTTTGATTCTGAGATACTTCGTAAACGCAACCCTTATATGCTTGAACAATATGCAAACGGATGGGTAAAGAATCATTCCGTAGGTATGTATTATGTCAAAACAGATATGGCTATCAATGATGAGGATTTCCCGAATTATTATGAAGCATGGCAGAAATATTATCCAATGATCGCTAATCCTGAAATGGCAGACGATAAAGGGTATTTCTATTATGTTCTTGAGGCTAAATGCGTTGAGGGATCAGCCGTACCGATAGGGAGCAATACCGCAACCCCTACGTTAGACAATGGCACAAAAGGAGTTGTTATTTGTCCTGATTGTGGGAACGAATTTGATCCTGATGATAGCGATATTGATACAGATGAGGACGATAATATTATTTGTCCTAATTGCGGAAAACCAATACAAGATTGTGCAAAACCAGAGAAAAATGAGCCGTCGAATGGCACTCATCATAAGTCTGAGCCGTTGAAAAACACTCAGGAAATAGACTATAATTATTTATTAAAAAACTTAAAAAATTAAAAACGTAACAAAATGGCAAAAGAAACTGAAAAAACAGAACAGGAACTTCTGTTAGAAAAAATAAAAGGGCTTATCGCTGACTCAAACAAAGAGAATGTAAAAGCCGCTGATGTTGAAAAAAAGATCGCTGATATTAATGCCGAGATTGCCAAGAAACTTGACAACGACGGTATTAAAGAACTCAAAGAGAATGTCGATAAACTTGTTGCTGAAGTAGCAAAAGCTGCTGCTGATATTAAGGCAATGAACGAAAGGCCAGCAAACAAAGAAGCTGAAAAGCCAAAGAGTTTTAAAGAGGAACTTATTGCTGCCGTAATGGAGAAATCAAAGACAAACTCAAAACTCTTAACCGAGGTAAATGATGCAAGTGGTAAACGTCTTTCTCTGAAGGAATTTTTTACCGAAAGCAGGATGCGTCAGGAAAGTTTTGTGGTTAAAACTGAAATGCTCGAATCGTCAATCGTGCAGAACTATGTTTCGACACTTCGTCTGACTGAACTCGACCCTCAGAGGGTTGGTATTCCTTTAACTCTTTATCCTCATGTAACCGACTGGATGCCGTCAAAGACAATAACCCGTCCAAACATGGCTCTATTGGTTGTTTACAGCTACTCTGATGGAACAGCCGTTAAAATAGAAGGAAGCGCATCAACAATATCCAGCTTCTTACTGAAAACCGTATCGTTCCCATCGTTCTACCTGGCAACTTATTTCACTCTCTCAGACGAGACCCTGGATGATCTCCCGGAAGCAATGGAAGAAATATCAATCACAGCACCTTCGAAGATTTATGATGCTATTGATACAGCAATTCTCGGTACAACCGGTGATGATTCAATTGCTATTAAAGGTTTGTTTTCAGCAAGTGGGACTTATAAATTCACCGCTTTCACTGGTTCAACGACTTATTCGGCCTCGACAGCTAATGCAAATAAATTTGATGTCATATCGAAAATGAAACTTCAGTGTATGACAAACAAATACAGGCCAGATACTGTTATTATGAATCCCGCTGATGTTGAATCACTGGCTGGTGAAAAAGATCAGCTTGATAACAGCAAATTTGATCGTAGGATAACCTATAATATCATAGGTGAACCGGCTACTGTATGCGGTATGAGACTTGTTCTCTCGACTGCCATTACAGCCGATACCGTTGCAGTGGTAGATTCAAAACAGCTTATGATCGGTAAACGTAAAGACCTGACAATGGTTATGGGTTACAATGGAACCGACCTTACTGAAGGACAGCAGACCGTTGTTCTGAAAGTTCGCATAGCTTTTGGTGTTCGTGATCCACTAGCTGTTATTTACTGTTCTGGACTGGCTGCCGGTGTTACTAACATAACTACTACATAGTTCTAGTATAAACTTAAAAAATACAGGAATTATGAAAAAGTTAATATTCTTATTCACCCTCATTGCTATATCAGCGATGAGTATGGCAACGTCAACTAAGCATGGCCAGATTACTTCAGGATTTACTATGCTTTCGCAGCCGATGAAATTTACTGCCGCTGACTCGCTTCAGGGGAATGGAGGTTTTCATATTGTCACCGGCGACTCACTTGTGATACTGATTACCAATCCTCAAAAGTTTTTACAGTATCAGACAATAACAAGCGTTCTGGCTGTAAACTCAGGAAGTGGGACAATAACTATCACAGCAAGAGGTAAAGTTACCTCAAACGACAAATATTCAACTATTGGATCAGCTGGAACGTATTCTACTGGTTCTTCTCCGGTGACAATCACAGCAACTACAGCAAAGAATTACAATTACATACGTATTTCTTATGTTCAGAGTGGTGGGACGGAGTGTGCAAGAGTAACTTCTTTCGATATTAAAACTGTTAATTATTTCCCATACGGGGCAACATTATTGACAGCAACAGCAGGAGCAACGATAACAGGTGCGGCAATTAATTTAAACGCTACATCAAACTATACTGTTAATATCGGGACTGGTACAACTACCGGAACTGTAACAATCGGAGGAACGGGCGCACAGACAATAGCAATAGGCAATGGAGCCGCTGCAAAAACAGTCGCTTTAGGAAGTTCAAATACTACCAGTACAACTACTATTTTGTCAGGTTCTAATGCTGTTAATATCAATGCAAGCAACAACCAGCCAACAAACATCAATACAGGTACCTCTACGGGACTTGTAACGATTGGCGGCGGAAGCGGTACAGTTGTTATCAATAGTTCTGTTTGGGGAATAAGTGCAACCGGGGCATTAACAGGGGTAACGACAATCGTTAAAAAATCTTCTCCTGCACCGTTTGACTCTACCGGAACTATAACTGCTGCTAAAATGCTAAGAGGTACTATTAAATGTGCATCAGCAACAGCGGTAACTATGACAACTCCGACAGCGACAGCAATAGCTGCATTGATTCCAGGTTGTGGCCAGGGTACTTCGTTTGAATTGACAATAGATAACTCTGGTAGTTCATCCTCTGGTATTGTGACACTTGCCCTTGACGGTTCAATAACACAACCACCGGCAGAGATAATAACTGGACAAAAAACTTTAACTTTGGCTATTCAGACGGTTGCAAGATTCAATATTTATTTTACATCCGGAACAACAGCTAAAATTTATAGGGTTTACTAATGGAAAGTTATTCTAAAAAAACAGGTAAAAAATTCACTGGCAAGTTTGCTGAAACTGCTGTAAAGATAGGCATTGCAAGTGAAAATCTTGAGGGTAAAAAGCAGGAGGAAACTCCTGCTAAACCTTCAAAGGTCGCTAAACCTGCAAAGGTCGATAAACCTGCAAAGGTTAAAACTAAGAAGGATAAAACTATTGTTGAGCCAAAGCAGGTTAATGTTCCTTCAAAGTCAAAAGCCAATAAGGACGATAAAACTATTATGGTTTCTGACCAGGTTAAAGGAATGGTTTCTTCAGAACCTAAAAATACAACAAAGATTCCTAAGAACATATCGAAAGCTAAAATAACGACAAAAGTTAAAAAGTAATGTCATTCATTGATAGTACATATTTTGTTGGCGAGATAAATATCCCGAATGCTGCGACTGATACGCTGACAGTGGCCGGACTTACCCAGGCAATTGGTCAGTATGAAAAAGAGATACTGATCAGTTTGCTTGGTTATAAACTTTACTCACTTCTAATCGCTGATTGTACAAACAACATTCCGGCTTCACAGATTTATCTTGACCTGGTTAATGGCGTAGAGTTCGATCACGTTTATAGAGGCGACACAATAACTCTTAAATGGGAAGGATTAAAGAATACCCAACTTCAATCGCTGATAGCATATTACGTTTTTTACAAATATGTTGAACGTGATATTACCCGTTTGTATCCTGCCGGTGTTGGTGTGTCATCTGAAGGTAATGGATGGACGAAAGTATCAGCTGTTAATAAACTTATTAATGCATGGGAACGGATGCGGGAACTTTACGGAAAGATACCGTTTCAATATAAAAAATATTACGGTCACAACTCTGATATTGTTTTAAATAATACTTTTAATTGTGATCCATCGGCATATAACTTTCTTTATGCAAATAAGAATAATTACCCTGATTGGATCTTCACACCACAATGGAACATTAACGCATTTGGAATTTAATACTTAAAATTATGGCACTTGAAATACAAATGATGGCAGGATCGGGAGGCAGTCACCTTTATGTAGGGGCACATACCTTTAAAACATCCGACAGTACGCTTTACGAAGACACTAAGTCAATTTATATCCGTGAGGACTGTTCGGCAATGATAACTTCAATGAAAGTTAAAGGAACGGTTGTAACTCGTGGGATAGTCGGGGCTGACCTGAAAGCAGGTGATTTTTTCACTTTTGAGAATTACATTACTGAAATAGTTACTGCTGGAGGTTCATTCATTGGTTATTCAACAATTAATGACTAATGTTAGTCGAATTGTTTATCGGCACCGGGAAACAGGAGTCTATTATCACTGGCATAAATGATATTGTGACGGCCGACAATGGAATTTTAACTACTGATTCTGATACGGTGACAACAGATTC